CTATTTACTATAGGCTTTGATTGGATAATGATCTGAAAAATCATTGTAAACGTAGTAATATGGGAACGCATATACATCCCATGGCTTAGGTTTTTCAGTCACAACTTCATTGACTAATTGTTTTGGTTGTTTATGATCTTTATCTGTAAATATATAGTCTAAATGTTCTGGTTTACCATTAGGGTAATTATATTTCGCAATTGAATTTGATTGAGGGTCCCATGTGCTATTATGACCTGCATATAGAACATCATTTACATTCAAGTTTTTAAGCATATCTTTGAACTCTGGAGTGCCTTTATTAACATTAAGGTCACCACCTATATATACCGTTTCATCTTTAGGGATATTTTTCTTTTTAACAAAGTCACTGATTTCTTTCATTTGTTCAGCTCTAATTTTTCGATCATGTCCAGCACCACAACGTGAATCTTCAGATTGTGTATGTGTACCGATAACATGAACGTTCTTACCATTTTTCTCTATTTTTGTATAAACAAAGCCTTTGTTGCTATCATTATCGAATCCACAACCGCTTTTGAAAACATGCTGGATTTTTTCTTTAATAGGATATTTACTTACAATCGCTACGCCACCATCTTCTGCAACAGTTGATGAGTAGCTACCTTCAGTTTTGTCCCACCCTGATTGAGAACGGCCGAGTACAGGTGTTTGATAAGGATATTCTTTTTTCACATTACTTAATAATTTGTCTGATGCACCATTATCAAATGCTTCATTGAATATTACGACATCATTATTTTTAATATAAGAAGATTGTCCGATTAAATCAGCGCGTTTATATTGCCCCCCAGTTTGGATACATAGAAACCTTGTAACAACAGTATTTATTGGGTTTGGAGTCCCTAATGGGTCCCTAAATTACATACTTTCTAAAATTTTAGTTGTTTTTTTGTCCTCTTCATTAAATTTTTCTTCTAACAAATGAGAATACACGGATGTAGTTATTGCTATATTTTTATGACCTAATCTTTTAGAAATGTAATGTATAGATACACCTTTTGCTAGTAAATAAGAACAATGAGTGTGTCTTAATGCGTGCGATGTAATAATTGGTATATTATTGACTCTACAGGCTGATTTCAAAGCATTATTGATAGCATGAAGGTTAATTATAGATCCGCCTTCTTTGAAAATGTAACCATCATAGCTAATTGCAAATGTACTTATGACGTCCATAATGTGTTTCATATCAGATTTAGCGATACTGATATATCTAGGGGAAGTATTGGTTTTTCGCTCGTCAATAAATATAGTGTTTTTCACTTGGTTGATATGCTCAATCTTTATATTTCTTGCACCACTGACACGACAACCCGTACAAATCATTATGAATAGCGCTAATGATGAACGAGTTCTCTTCTTTCTGACGTGATCTTTTAGTATTTCATATTCAGTTACCGAGATGAATTTTTCTTGTTCTGACTTCGTAGGTTTTCCGGCTTTATAATTAACTTTATAAGCGGGGTTTTTAAAAATAAGTCCATCATATAATGCGTCATCTAAAGCTGACCGAATAGCACCGTTTGTTTTTCTTATAGTTTCTTTTGCGTGTTCTTTTGAATAGTCGTTTATGAATTTCTGATAAACTTGTCTATTTATCTTTGATAACTCCATTTTACCTATTTTATGTTTTTGTATATGTTGTAATGCATTTCTATAATGACGGTAGGTATTTTCTTTAACAACAGGTTGTTTATATGTTTTAATCCAATTTTCGAAGTATTCTTCAAGAGTTATATAGTTATCTATATTAAAACCACTTCTTAACTCATTTAACTTGTCTAGTCCAGCAGAATTAGCTTCACGCTTTGTTCTAAAACCTTTCTTACGGTATCTTTTTCCTTCATGCTTAAATTCATATTGCCATTTTTTACCATCGTAACAACGTGTTTTCATGCGTTCCCTCCTCAAAATTGGCAAAAAATAATAAGGGTAGGCGGGCTACCCTGTGGAATCAATTATCATTATTTATAATTTCAGAAACTCTATCATTGTATTCTCTTTGTGACAGACCATGATAGTCTTTTTGCATTGAAAGCTCTTCAATTTGTTTTTGAGCCTGCTCAGACATACCCTCTGTAGAAAAATCAGTGGGAGGCATATTATTTAAATCAACTTTTTGCTTTTTGTTTTGTTGAACTTGGACATTTTGCTGAGGAACACTATTTTGTGGTATCTGTTGTTGCGGTTGTTGAACCGATTGCTCTTGTGATTGGGGTTGTTCAACGGTTTGATTGTCTGGTTGTTGTTGTGTTGCAACTTCTTTTTCCTTGTCTTTTTTCGATTTATTTTCCTTTTCCTTCTCAATTTTCTTTTCTTTTGATTTAACTTCTTTTTTAGATTCTTCCTGATTCTCATCATTTCCACATGCACTTAACACTAACGTGCTCACTAATAATAAACCTAACAATCTTTTCATTCTCATTTCTCCTTTGCTTACTTTTTATATTAAAACTCCATATAGGCGCTATTAATCAATACGTTTTCACACTAGTAGGCGTTTTTTATTTAGTAAAATCATAATGAATCTTCTTTGGTTAACTTATCGCCATCTAATTTTTGTGAAATAAATTCCAAGTATTTACGCGCATTATGTGACGATAAATCTTTAGGTAACTCATAAGTGAATGGTTGATTACCACTAGTTAAAACTTCGTATATTACAGTTTCTCTTTTTATTTTGCAATTAGTTATTTTCATTATAAACTTCCTTTCAAACACTGCTGAAATAGACGTCTTTTTGATTAAACTTTATATTCTACATGTATTCGTAATCCATAGTCTGATTCTTTAGTAACAATTTTCTCTTCTAAATAATCTAAAGTTTTATACTTACCACCGTTAATATATGCGTTACAAGAAACGGTGTCTTCTATATAATTGACTAACCTTGAAGCATACTCTCTAGGCACATATCCAACGTGAAATTCAGAGTATTCATTTGAAATCATAACTTTTATCGCGTTTTCATCATAAGGATTATCCGGTTCTTTTTGTAAGAATACACCAGGAATAACCTCGTAATCAGGAATTTCATACACCTTGTCTTCATAAAGCAATTCTTCTTTAAGTTCATTCCCTTTCAAATCACTATACAAGAAAAAGAAAGCGTCGTTAGTTTTCATTTTTTTGATAAGTTTCTTTAATTCTTTTCTACGACCCTCATAATTTAATCCTACGACGTCGAAAATTTCAACTTTAGTTTGTTCATCGTCATCATTAATAAGTAGATTATCATCTGGAATAATTGTTTCCTTATTCCTAGATAATTGCATATAAGTTTTTAAAATTGAGATAAATCCTGTTAAAGGAGAATTTGTTACGAAATAAAACGTTATTTTTCTATTATCGTTTAATGTTAAAGAAGCTTGGTTTTTCCAAATAGTAACAACAGTATTGTAATCTACCACGTCTGATAACGAAATTTTAAATATATAATCTTCTTCTTTCCTTATAAAACAAATTTCCTCATGTGAAATGAATATAGAACCAATTCTCCTCTTGTCTCCGTCGAATTTTATGTCACAACTGTCGCTGATTATTGGTTCAAAGTAACTGTATTGATCTGATAATATTTTTTCATCTTGCTTTCTAGGTTTCATTTTACTATCTCCTATAAAATTACTTTCCCTACTAACCTCACACTTTCATTTCTATAAAAGTGAAGGTCGCGGTATTCTTTGTTCAGTGAGACTAGAGTCAATCTATCATCTTCAACAAAAACTTTCTTAACGTAAGCTTCTTCTTCAATAATGAATATACCAATTTGGCCATTTTTTATATTATGAGTTTTCTCTACGAATATAATTTCACCGTCTTTAAACATAGGTTCCATAGAATCACCGTTTACTTTTAATGCTAAATCATGTGGTGGGATAGGTGCTTTAACCATTTCGGTAAACAATGTTTCACCGTGTAGACGTTCTCCTACACCAGCAGAGACACAACCATTGACGTTAACTGCAATTCTATCCTGTTTATATGAATTAATATCGACAATATTATCGCCTTTAGTATTCTGTTCATCTAATTGCTCGTTTGCATAGTTAAGCACATTTTTTTGTCTTGGAGGCGTGAGTTTACTGTATATGGAAGCGATGTCGTTATTTTCAATTTTTCTATTCTTAGAAATATCAAAACCCATAAGCCACGCTTCGTTAACGTTTAAAGCCTTTGCTAGTTCAAAGACTTTGTCTTGTTTCGCTTCATATTTTCCATTTAAATAATCGCTAATTGAGTTTCTGCCAATACCAGTCCTTCTTGATAGCTCTGATTGAGATATCTTCCGTTCAGACATAATTTGCTTTAATCTATCCTTAAAACTGTTCATATTTCTGAACACCTCCTAAGAATATAATACTACGTACAATGACGATTATCAATAATTTTTAACAAATGTTGTACAGAAAAATGTATTTTATGTGTTGACTTATTTAAACAAAGGTGTTTTAATTGATTTGTACAGAAAACCGAACAAGAAGGGAGGTGAGTTTATGATATACAATTTCGATTATAGTTTGCTGTACGAAAGAATGGCAGAGTATAGATATAGCCAAAGTTCTTTAGCGAACGCAATCCCTATTTCAAGGACATCTATTAATCACAAGTTGCAAGGAAAAAATTTATTCACACAATGGGAAATAAAACGAATCTGTGAATTATTAGAAATCCCACCAACAAAAGTAGGTAGATATTTTTTTGAACAAAATGTACAGAAAACTGTACAAACATCTTAATAGGAGGGACACAATGGAACAAATCACGTTAACCAAAGAAGAGTGTGTCGAACAATGCATCAATAAAGACTTAAAACTTTTAGATTATCGAGTTCAACAAATTTTAGAAGGTGTTCTATCAGAAAGTACCACATACGGTGATGCAAGAAATAAATTAGAAACATTGAAAATTATTGCTGAATCTCATTTTAAAACCGAACATGCTTCAGTTATTTACAAATTAGCATTGAAAAAGTTAGACGAAAAAATCAACGCCACTCCAATTAAAGAGTGACGGAAAGGGAGGATTTTAAATGTTTAAGGTTTTAAATGATATAAAAACTTCTTTAAAAAACCATCCTTGGGGTTGGAAAGAGCACTTACCTTATTTGCTGATGTTAACTCTGTCACTTGTGGCTCTGATTCTCGGTGTTCTGTCCGCGATTCTATGATAACAGGCTTTATATAGATTCCTTTGTTGGTAGTGACTTTGATAGTCACATCCCATTCCCATATCACTGGATATTCTTCGAGCAAAAAAGTACATTCTACACTTTCATAAGGTCCTAAAGTAAATGGAATGGAGTAGTTTTTATCTTTATATCGTATAGGTTTGAACGTTTTTTGTTCATTTACTTTATTTTTAATATCAAATTCAACGTCAATAACAGAAATGGGAAACTTTGTGAAATTAATAAATGTTATATCGTTGTAACTTGATTTGTCATCGACCAAGTAATTAAAGCTTCTGGTAGGTATAACATCGATGTTAAGAGAATCTTTCATATAGTCTAAATAATATTTAAGTGCAGTCAGTAAGAAACTAAAAATTGCGATACAAATCGCGATTATGTCCATACTTATCACCTCCTTAGGTTGATAACAACATTATACACGAAAGGAGCATAAACAATATGCAAGCATTAAAAACAAAATCGAACATCGGCGAAATGTTCAACATACAAGAAAAAGAAAATGGAGAAATCGCAATCAGCGGTCGAGAACTGCATCAAGCATTAGAAGTTTCAACTAGGTACGATAAGTGGTTCGAAAGAATGACGGAATATGGTTTTGAAAACGGGATAGATTTTATTTCGCAAGTTGAAAAAGTACACGGTCAAAAAAGGGCGCGTACTTATGAACAAGTTAATCATATTCTCACTCTCGACACTGCAAAAGAGATTGCAATGATTCAACGTAGTGAACCTGGCAAACGTGCAAGACAATACTTCATCCAAGTAGAGAAAGCATGGAATAGCCCAGAAATGATTATGCAACGTGCTTTAAAAATTGCTAACAACACAATCAATCAATTAGAAACAAAGATTGAACGTGATAAACCAAAAATTGTATTTGCAGATGCAGTAGCTACTACTAAGACATCAATTTTAGTTGGAGAGTTAGCAAAGATCATTAAACAAAACGGTATAAACATCGGGCAACGCAGATTGTTTGAGTGGTTACGTCAAAACGGATTCCTTATTAAACGCAAGGGTGTGGATTATAACATGCCTACACAGTATTCAATGGAACGTGAGTTATTCGAAATTAAAGAAACATCAATCACACATTCGGACGGTCACACATCAATTAGTAAGACGCCAAAAGTAACAGGCAAAGGACAACAATACTTTGTTAATAAGTTTTTAGGAGAAAAACAAACATCTTAATAGGAGGAACGAACAATGCAAGCTCAAAACAAAAAAGTCATCTATTACTACTATGACGAAGAAGGTAATAGACGACCCGTTAATATTCAATACAACGATGGCTACGACTTAATGATAGACCCGCGTTTTATTGAAATGACGCTTGAAAGACATCCGCATTTAAAAAATAACTTTTATGGATTAATAGATGGAAAAGAATTTAAGTTAGATTAAATTTTTGGAAATGCAAAGGAGGCATAACAAATGTTACAAAAATTTAGAATCGCGAAAGAAAAAAATAAATTAAAACTCAAATTACTAAAGCATGCTAGTTACTGTTTAGAAAGAAGTAACAACCCTGAATTGTTGCGAGCAGTTGCAGAGTTGTTAAAGAAGGTTAACTAAATTAGGCCTTATTATTACTTTTTAGAATGTGAACAATAGGTCGATAAAAAACTTAATAAACAAACTATAGCAACTATCAATGAATTTTGAATATGTAAATCGTTCTCGTTTATATAGTTTGTTACAAAGATTTGAATGTCAGCACCTGCTGCAATGCCATTAGACCATCTTATTAACTTTTTGAAAGGATGTGGAAAATCATTTTCGATACGTTTGACAAATTCATCGTGTCTCTTGTAGGTACTTTGCTCATTTATTGGATAGGTCGAATTGATGGCTTCAGCCAAAGTAGAGATAGCAGTTGGATTGATATAAAAATCTCTAATGGTCTGTTGTGCTTGAAGTACAATCTCATCATCAAACCTATAGAGTTCCTTAAAAGATTTTATCGTTTCTTCAGAAAATAAATTTCTTTGAAATGTTAGAGATGAAAAAGAATTACGCAAATTAAAATTCATTTCAATTAAGTTGTTTAGATGAAAGTCTACTTTGAAGTCAGAAAATAAATTTATGTTGTTTCTATTAATTATATCTAATTGGTACTTAGGTTTTAAAGATTGTTTAATTGCCATACTTTTAGAAATTTCAACATTACTAATTACGTTATTAATAGAAAAACGAACATTTTTTAAAGGATCAATATACACCAATATCACCTCCTTAGGTTGATAACAACATTATACACGAAAGGAAAGATAGAAATGCCACATATTTTAAACGTAACAGTTCCAATACCTGAAACACATGTACTTATCACAAAAGATGAATATGATGAGCTAATTGGTTATTCATTAGACCCTGTATGGAACATGAGTGACTTAAAGAAGAAATTAAAAATTGCATCTGATGAGACTATCAAGGACAGATTACTATTTCATCCTAGATTTGAAAAAGAACTAAGAGCGCAAGGAATTGTGCATTACCCTGATGAGAATTTTAATCGCTGGAGATTTAACGCAAGAAAGATGAATAAATTCGTCGATGAGCATTTCAATGAAATATATAAGGAGAGAATAAAATGAGCAACATTTATAAAAGCTACCTAGTAGCAGTACTGTGCTTTACAGTCTTAGCAATTGTACTTATGCCTTTTCTGTACTTCACTACAGCATGGTCAATCGCGGGATTCGCAAGTATAGCGACATTCATATTTTATAAGGAATACTTTTATGGAGAATAAAAAAACTGCTACTTGCGCCAACAAGTAACAGTATCAAGCACTTAAGAAAAATTTCAAGTTAAATATAAAACGAAAAACGGAGGAAGTCAAGATGTATTACGAAATAGGCGAAATCATACGCAAAAATATTCATGTTAACGGATTCGATTTTAAGCTATTAATTTTAAAAGGTCATATGGGCATATCAATACAAGTTAAAGATATGAACAACGTACCAATTAAACATGCTTATGTCGTAGATGAGAATGACTTAGATATGGCATCAGACTTATTCAACCAAGCAATAGATGAATGGATTGAAGAGAACACAGACGAACAGGACAGACTAATTAACTTAGTCATGAGATGGTAGGAGGTCGCTATGAAGCAGACTGTAACTTATCTAATCAAGCATAAAGATGAAAATCTATTTATTACAAACCGACCAACCGAAGTGAACGACACAGTGAAGTATTCAACTGATATGCGAGACGCAAGAGAATTCGACGGACTAGACAAAACTGTTATTGATATGTCTAAGCACAAAGCAATCAAGAAAACAGTGACAGAAACAATTGAGTATGAGGAGGTAGAACATGACTGAGGAAAAACAAGAACCACAAGAAAAAGTAAGCATACTCAAAAAACTAAAGATAAATAATATCGCTGAGAAAAATAAAAGGAAATTCTATAAATTTGCAGTATACGGAAAAATTGGCTCAGGAAAAACCACGTTTGCTACAAGAGATAAAGACGCTTTCGTCATTGACATTAACGAAGGTGGAACAACGGTTACTGACGAAGGATCAGACGTAGAAATCGAGAACTATCAACACTTTGTTTATGTTGTAAATTTTTTACCTCAAATTTTACAGGAGATGAGAGAAAACGGACAAGAAATCAATGTTGTAGTTATTGAAACTATTCAAAAACTTAGAGATATGACATTGAATGATGTGATGAAAAATAAGTCTAAAAAACCAACGTTTAATGATTGGGGAGAAGTTGCTGAACGAATTGTCAGTATGTACAGATTAATAGGAAAACTTCAAGAAGAATACAAATTCCACTTTGTTATTACAGGTCATGAAGGTATCAACAAAGATAAAGATGATGAAGGTAGCACTATCAACCCTACTATCACTATTGAAGCGCAAGAACAAATTAAAAAAGCTATTACTTCTCAAAGTGATGTGTTAGCTAGGGCAATGATTGAAGAATTTGATGATAACGGAGAAAAGAAAGCTAGATATATTCTAAACGCTGAACCTTCTAATACGTTTGAAACAAAGATTAGACATTCACCTTCAATAACAATTAACAATAAGAAATTTGCAAATCCTAGCATTACGGACGTAGTACAAGCAATCAGAAATGGAAACTAATAAAAAAACTAAAAAGGACGGTATTTAATTATGAAAATCACAGGACAAGCGCAATTTACTAAAGAAACAAATCAAGAAAAGTTTTATAACGGCTCAGCAGGGTTTCAAGCTGGAGAATTCACAGTGAAAGTTAAAAATATTGAATTCAATGATAGAGAAAATAGATATTTCACAATCGTATTTGAGAATGATGAAGGAAAACAATATAAACATAATCAATTTGTACCGCCGTATAAATATGATTTCCAAGAAAAACAATTGATTGAATTAGTTACTCGATTAGGTATTAAGTTAAATCTTCCTAGCTTAGATTTTGATACCAATGATCTTATTGGTAAGTTTTGTCACTTGGTATTGAAATGGAAATTCAATAAAGATGAAGGCAAGTATTTTACGGATTTTTCATTTATTAAACCTTACAAAAAGGGCGATGATGTTGTTAACAAACCTATTCCAAAGACAGATAAGCAAAAAGCTGAAGAAAATAACGGGGCACAACAACAAACATCAATGTCTCAACAAAGCAATCCATTTGAAAGCAGTGGCCAATTTGGATATGACGACCAAGATTTAGCATTTTAAGGCGTGGTTTAAATGCAATACATTACAAGATACCAGAAAGACAATGACGGCACTTATTCCGTCGTTGCTACTGGTGTTGAACTTGAACAAAGTCACATTGATTTACTAGAAAACGGATACTCGCTAAAAGCAGAAGTAGAGGTTCCGGACAATAAAAAGTTGTCTATCGAACAACGCAAAAAAATATTCGCAATGTGTAGAGATATAGAACTTCACTGGGGAGAACCGGTGGAATCAACTAGAAAATTATTACAAACAGAATTGGAAATTATGAAAGGTTATGAAGAAATCAGTCTGCGTGACTGTTCAATGAAAGTCGCAAAGGAGTTAATAGAACTGATTATAGCGTTTATGTTTCATCATCAAATACCTATGACTATAGAAACAAGTAAGTTGTTAAGTGAAGATAAAGCGTTATTATATTGGGCTACAATCAACCGCAACTGTGTAATATGCGGAAAGCCTCACGCTGACCTAGCTCATTATGAAGCAGTCGGTAGAGGTATGAACAGAAACAAGATGAATCACTACGACAAACATGTATTAGCGCTATGTCGCGAACATCATAACCAGCAACATGCGATTGGCGTTAAGTCGTTTGATGATAAATATCACTTGCATGACTCGTGGATAAAAGTTGATGAGAGGCTCAACAAAATGCTGAAAGGAGGAGAATAATGGTTAAATCGATATTTTTACAAGATGGAGAAGAAATTTTAGTTGATGATGAAGATTACGAGAGAGTTAATCAGCATACTTGGCATAAAGCTTTTAAAGATAATTACAGAATGATTGTGAATAGTGATAAAAAGCATTTACCTGATTTTATTCTAAAAAAAAGTTTCCAAAAAATAAAAAACAATGATTTCACAAGAAAAAATCTAACAACTGAAGGTAATAAAACAAGATGGAGCAAAGCGAAGTGTAACAATTCATCTAAATATAAAGGCGTTTCATGGGATAAAAAAATAATAATTGGTATGCATGTATAGCTGTTGATAAAAAAACCAAAAACTTAGGTCACTTTGTAAATGAAGATGAAGCAGCAAAAGCTTACAACAATGCAGTTAATGAATATTGGGGTGGTGTTGGTTACCTTAATATAATTGGAGAAGATAATAGGCTGAAAAAAAGAAACTATAAAACAAACATAAAGCAATTGAAGAGGGGAACTGATAAAAACAATTTAAGAGGAATAAACAAAATAAAACATAGATATTATTCAAAAATATTTTATTCTGGCAACTATATAGCGTTAGGCGGATATGACGATTTAAACAAAGCGAGATTAGTTTACAACAAATGTTCGTCATACCTGCATGGATCTGACGCGATCCTTAACGACGTACCTATGACAGATGAACTTAAAGAATTCATATCTAACTGGGAAGTACCGGACAAAATAAAAGCGCTGAAAGGAGAAGACAATGGGAGAAGTATCGTGGATAAAACTTAAAGTTGGCATGTTTGATGACAGCAAAATCAAATATATCGAAGCTTTACCCGAAAGAGATACGATCATAACCATTTGGGTTAAGTTGCTAACTTTATCAGGAAAGTACAACGAACAAGGTTACATTATGTTATCTGAAAACTTGCCGTATAACGAAGAAATGTTAGCAAATGAGTTTAGCCGACCTATTAACTCAATAAGGTTAGCAATACAAACTTTTGAGACGTTGGGCATGATTGAAAAAGTTAATGGTGTCATAAAAGTGACAAACTGGGAAAAACACCAAAACATTGAAGGACTCGAGAAAATCAGGGCTCAGAACAGGTTGAGGAAACAAAAGCAACGAGAAAACAACAGAAAATTGCTAAATGGTCACGTGACGTCACGTGACAGTCACGCAACAGAAGAAGATAAAGAATTAGATAAAGAATTAGAAAGAGATAAAGAAAAAGATATAGATAAGAACTTAAGTTCAAATAATAGCGCAACTGACGTTACGCATGAGCAATTTGAGGAATGGTGGAAACTTTACAACAAGAAAAAAGATAAGAAGATGTCTTTCACTAAATTCAAATCATGCGTAAAGAAACATACTTTTGAGCAAATCATGCAAGGTACTAGAGAATATTTAAAAACTATTACAGACAAACAATATCAAAAGTACCCTAAAACGTTTTTAACTAACGAAAGCTATATGAATGATTATAGCGAAGAGATTAAAGAAACTGGCATAGATCAATTGGAACGTATGAAGTACGACGAAAGTTATTGGGACTAGGAGGATCTTATGAAACCGTTATTCAACGAAAAAATAAACGAAAGTTTAAAAAAGTATCAACCAATCGAAGTAATACTAAGACAGAATTGCGATAAATGTGGGCGTCAATATGACTTATATAAGTTTGAAAATGGATATGAATACAAAGACGGTTGCGAATGTGAAATTCAAAGATTGGCTTATGAAGAATACAAAAGGAATAAACAAAAGAAACTTGATTATATTTTCAATCAATCAAATGTTAATCCGTCTTTAAGAGATGCAACAGTTAACAACTATAAGCCACAAAATGAAAAACAAGTACAAGCTAAACAAACAGCAATAGAGTACGTTCAAGGCTTCTCTACAAAAGAGCCAAAATCATTAATATTGCAAGGTTCATACGGAACTGGTAAAAGCCACCTAGCATACGCTATCGCAAAAGCAGTAAAAGCTAAAGGGCATACGGTTGCTTTTATGCACATACCAATGTTGATGGATCGTATCAAAGCGACATACAACAAAAATGCAGTAGAGACTACAGACGAGCTAGTCAGATTGCTAAGTGATATTGATTTACTTGTACTAGATGATATGGGTGTAGAAAACACAGAGCACACTTTAAATAAACTTTTCAGCATTGTTGATAACAGAGTAGGTAAAAACAACATCTTTACAACTAACTTTAGTGATAAAGAACTAAATCAAAATATGAACTGGCAACGTATCAATTCAAGAATGAAACACAATGCGAGAAAAGTAAGAGTAATCGGAGACGATTTCAGGGAGCGAGATGCATGGTAACCAAAGAATTTTTAAAAACTAAACTTGAGTGTTCAGATATGTACGCTCAGAAACTCATAGACGAGGCACAGGGCGATGAAAATAAGTTATATGACCTATTTATCCAAAAACTTGCAGAACGTCATACACGCCCCGCTATCGTCGAATATTAAGGAGTGTTAAAAATGCCGAAAGAAAAATATTACTTATACCGAGAAGATGGCACAGAAGATATTAAGGTCATCAAGTATAAAGAGAATGAGAATGAAGTTTATTCGCTCACAGGAGCCCATTTCAGCGACGAAAAGAAAATCATGACTGATAGTGACCTAAAACGATTCAAAAGTGCTCACGGGCTTTTATATGAGCAAGAGCTAGGATTACAAGCAACGATATTTGATATTTAGAGGTGGACGATGAGTAAATACAACGCTAAGAAAGTTGAGTATAAAGGGATTGTATTTGATAGTAAAGTGGAGTGTGAATATTACCAATATTTAGAAAGTAATAAGAATGGCACTAACTATGATCGTATCGAAATACAACCGAAATTTGAATTATTACCAAAATTAGATAAACAACGAAAGATTGAATACATTGCAGATTTTGCTCTATATCTCGATGGCAAACTGATTGAAGTTATCGACATTAAAGGTATGCCAACCGAAGTAGCAAAACTTAAAGCTAAGATTTTCAGACATAAATACAGAAACATAAAACTCAATTGGATATGTAAAGCACCTAAGTATACAGGCAAAACATGGATTACGTATGAGGAATTAATTAAAGCAAGACGAGAACGCAAAAGAGAAATGAAGTGATTTAATGCAACAACAAGCATATATAAACGCAACGATTGATATAAGGATATCTACAGAAGTTGAATATCAGCATTTTGATGATGTGGATGATGAAAAAGAAACGCTGGCAGATTACTTATATAACAATCCTGACGAAATACTAGAGTATGACAATTTAAAAATTAGAAATGTAAATGTAGAGGTGGAATAAATGGTGAAAACAGCAAGAATTGTAAGGATACACGATAAACCTTATAGGTTCAGTAAATTTGAAATGGAATTAATAGAAAGTCACGGTATAACCGCTGGAATGGTTTCTAAAAGAGTAAAAGATGGTTGGGAACTACATGAAGCAATGGACGCACCAGAAGGCATGCGTTTAAGCGAGTACAGAGAAAAGAAAACAATAGAAAGACTGGAACAAGCTAGACTCGAACGTAAATTGGAAAGACAGCGAAAGAAAGAGGCAGAGCTAAGAAGAAAGAAGCCACATTTATTTAATGTGCCTCAAAAACATTCACGTGATCCGTACTGGTTTGATACTACTTATAACCAAATGTTTAAGAAATGGCAGGAAGCATAA